AAAATCATTTTAATATATCAAACTGGCAAATTAATCAACCAATAATATTAAGTGATATCGCATATAAAATATCAACTGTTGATGGAGTAGCAAGCGTTGTACCACCAGTAGAAAACAATCCTAATAATGAAATAGTATTGATAGAAGGTAAGTTTGATACTGAAAGTGGATATAGTGGTAATGTCTATGATTTAAGTTCCGCACTTAAAAATGGTGTTGTTTATCCATCATTAGACCCAAGTATTTTTGAAGTTAGATATCCTAATCAAGATATTATCGGTAGAGTAGTGGGAGACTTATAATGCATTATTTTATATTTGGAGATAAAGACGCAACAATATATTCGGGTGGAACTACATCATCTATCAATACTGGTGCCGATGAAATTCTTGAAGTTAACAAAACCGTAAACCAAAATGGTTCAGTTGCAAATGTTTCACGAGTATTGATACAATTTGATTATACAGATATTTCGTCATCAATACAACAAGGTATTATTCCATCAAACGCAAAATATTATTTAAACTTATATGATGCTGGTTCAGAAGAATTACTAAGAACTCAAAACTTATTTGCACATATGGTGAGTGGTAGTGCGTGGACAGAGGGTAATGGTAAACTTGACCACGACCCAGTTACTACGGACGGAGTAAGTTATCAATATAGAAATCAAGATGAAACTACACCTTGGGTCACGGGTTCAGTATTGACTGACGGGGGTGCTTGGTGGACAGGAAGTATTGATGCTCAATATGAAGTTAGTTCGTCAGTATCACTCACAAAGGCAACCCAAGATGTAAGAATTGATATTACAGACTTAGTTAGTAATCACATATATTCCGCATCATCATATCCTAATAGAGGATTTATATTGAAAAGAGAATCACTCTTAACAGGTTCAAGAGATTTTTCATTTAATCCTGGAAGTGATACAACAAAAGATGAAAGTAGTTCAACAAGACTAGGAAACTTAAAATTCTTTTCAACAGAAACTCATACAATTTATCCACCTAAATTAGAGGTGGTTTGGGACGATAGTTCTTGGTCAACCGGAAGTTTGTCAGCATTAAGTTCGTCAGATTTAGAAAGATTAAAAGTGTATTTTAAAAATTTAAGACCAGAATATAAAGAAGAATCAAAAGTAAAATTTAGAATAGTTGGAAGAGAGTTGTATCCTACCACAGAATTTGCAACAACACCAGCAGAACTAGATGTAAAGTATTTACCAAGTGCATCAGCATTCTTCTCAGTTCTTGACGCAGAAACAGAAGAAGTAATCATACCATTTGGAACTGGTTCAAAAATCAGTAGTGATTCATCTGGTAATTTCTTTAACTTGTGGATGAACGGATTACAAGCAGAAAGAAATTATCGTTTTTGTATCAAGGTCGTTAGTGGTAGTGGAACTACTGATGAACAAATAAATTATTATGATGACAATTATGAATTTAGAGTAGTGAGGTAAAACAATGCCATATAAATCAACAGACGCAGCAGTACAAAGTTCACAATATTATGGTGCTTATGTAAATGACGAACTTATAGAATTAAGAAATAAAATAAAGTCTGAACAAGCAGACTTTTTGACAAATGAAAACTTCGCAACAACAATTAGTAGAAACTCTGATGGATTTATAGTATCATTTGAAAATCCATTTTTATTCGGAAAAACACAAGGTTCTGGATTTAATTTGTTATCTATTGGGTTGGTTGAAACTATATTTTTACCAAAGTTTAGTAAAAAAATAAATAAAGATTTTAATTTCATAGGAGTTGAATAAAAGTTGTGCCTAGATACGGATTAACAGAATCACAAAGACAAAATTATTATTCATTACGAACAACAAAAATCAATCGTGAATACATTGATTATGTTCATTTGTTTGTTTATGACCTTGATGATAAACTTATCAACGATACACAACTTGAGTTTGACTCATTCTTTGACCCAGACCTTGAAAATTTCAGGGCTGAGTTATCAATAAATATAGGACAACATTTAAGAGATTTAAATTATAGAGATGGTGAGTTTAGAGTAGAATATAGATTTTACAGAAAAATAGCCGGTGATGAGGGAAAAGCATACTATGTTGAAATACAAACTGGTGAAGAGTATGATGGTGAAGCAGGAAGTGAACTTGTTAGAACTACCACTGGTCTTATAACAAAATACTTCGCACTTAAAAGTGATGGAACACTAGATTATGATAGAGAACTAATTCTTTACACAGATGTTTATAATGTATTTGAAGTAAGTCCAGACAGAACAGAGTTAATTATTTCGCCTAACGAACAATTTCCAGATGAAATTAAATCAAGACTTCTGGGAGATTTAAGAAAA